AGAATACCCTCATTTGACTTTTTATATACGATGAGGTAAATCCACATCTATCACATTTGTTTTTCTTTTTGTATCCTGCTCTCATCCAACTTGGGGGTATTGGTTTGAGTTTAGCATGTTTCCTTATACATCCTGCACACTTTGATCTATAAAACGTTTTATTGTTTGAAACGTAGTTTATAGCTGCAGGATTTTCCTGACAACATTGGCAAATTGGTCTAGTCATACTGTTATTTATAATGAAAACCTTTCAAAGGCACCTCTAATCCACCTTAAAAGCTATCCTTTTTATAAATACTTTAAATTGTTTTTTATAAGGACAAAAACATGGCACTAGTATCCCCAGGATTAGAAATTACCGTAACCGACGAAAGTCAATACGTACCAGGAGCAGTAGGTACTGTTCCTTTAGTGATTCTTGCAACTGCACAAGACAAAACTACGCCATCTGGCACAAGCATTGCAGCAGATACCACTGCTGCACGAGCAGGCAAATTATTAACTTATACCAGCCAAAGAGAATTAATTACAGCTCTTGGATATCCATCATTCCAACAAAGTGCAGCAGGCACTCCGTTACATGGCGATGAGCGTAACGAATATGGATTAATGGCAGCATACAGTGCTCTAGGACAAGTTAACAAAATTTATGCTATCAGAGCAGACATTGACCTAGATCAGCTGATTGGAACAAGTGTACGTCCAGTTGGCTCTGTAGACAACGGAACACATTGGATGGATTTAGCTGAATCTACTTGGGGAATTAATGAGTGGGATGCAAGCACAAATACATTTAATTTAAAGACTCCATTGGTCATTACATCACTGAGTGATTTAACTTTAAGCACCGGTATCTATGTTCCTAATGCTAGCGTTGGACAAATTGGTTCTTACGCTGTGGCATTCAGAACTGGCAGCAATGCACTGCTATTTTATAAAAATACAGGTAATACTTGGGTACGCTTAGGTACTAGTGCATGGGAAAATTCATGGCCTACAGTTAAAGGCAGCACTACTACTAGTATTCCAGTAGCAAGTCCACAGTGGGCAATTACTATTAATACTATTACCGTAAACTTAGGTAATACAGCAACAACTAAAACTATTGCACAAGTAGCCGCTCTTATTAATGCAGCCGGTATTACTGGTGTTACTGCTAGTGCTAATGCATCAACAGGCAAGCTAGATATTTTTGCAACAGCATCTGCTACCAGTAACGGATCAACAGCTGACGGTAAGATTGCTATTGCAAACGGCGTTGGCACTCCTTTAACTACCTTGGGTATTACTGCTGGAACTTATGCTAATCCACGTTTAACATATGGTACTTTTGCTGAAATCCCAAGTTGGAGCAGCTTTGATAGCGTACCAAGACCAAGTGGTAGTATTTTCCTAAAGCTAGGTGCAACTGGTAGCGGAGCTGATGTTAAGATTAAAAAGTACACAAGTACTACAGAAACATTTAACACATTGGCTACAGAATTCTACAACCGTGCAGAAGATGCATTATATGGTTTAGATCCTAGTGGTGGTGGTAATGGAATCGCAGCCGGAACAGTTTGGCTTGCATATGATCCTCTACGTACCAACACTGGCGGTTACAAACCTTTTGTACGTCGTGTAGCTGGACAAACCGTTGTAAGTGGTAGTGCAATTGGTGCAAATCCATTTACAGCAAGCGATCAAATTAAGATTGGTGTAACCTCAATTGGTACCGATGTAATTACAGAATATACAATTACTTTGTCGGGCACTACACCTGCAAGTTTTGTAAGCGACATCTTGGCTGTAAATATTCCCGAGTTGAACATCAGTGTAAGCTCAAGCAGAATCATTACATTCACTCACATTTACGGTGGCGACATTTACCTAACCAATACAACAGGTACTCCTGTTGCCAATGCTGGTTTTAGTAGTTCTACCACTGGTACAATCTTGTATGATACCACTTTAGCACTAACCAACTGGGACACATTAACTTATACATTTAGCACCTCGGAGCCTTATCAGGCACCTACAGATGGTACACTATGGTATTACAGTGATCCTGCCAGCGTTGATATTTTAATTAATGAAATTGGTGGATGGAGAGCCTATAGAAGTAGTTACTACGATGGCACAACCACAGACGCTAGAGGCTATGATCTAAGTGCAACAGACCCAGCTGGTGTTATTGTAAGTGCTAGCGAACCTGAATTCCAAAGCGACGGTATAACATCACTGGCAGCTGGTGACTTATGGTTAGACACAGGCGACTTAGAAAATTATCCAGCAATATATCGTTATGATGGCAGTGAGTGGGTGTTGATTGACAGCACTGACCAAGTAAGTCAAAATGGTATTGTATTTGCTGATGCACGTTGGGATACAGACGGTACCACTGATATTATCACTGGTTCTTTACCAACAATCGCAGATGCAAACACACAAACTGGTTTGTTATATACAGACTACTTAGATCAGGACGCACCTGACTACAGATTATATCCACGTGGTATGTTGCTGTTCAACACCAGAAGAAGTGGATACAATGTTAAACAATACGTAAGTGCTAAATTTACTGCTGCTAATTACCCAGACTTGCCTGCAGTTCCTGGTGCAGGTGGTAGTTTACCTACTGTACAAGCAACATGGCAAACTGTTAGTGGCTTGAAAGATAACGGCAGCCCATATATGGGTCGTCAAGCACAGCGTAAGATGATTGTTGCTGCTATGCAATCTGCATTAATTTCTAACACACAGGTACGTGAAGAACAATTCCAGTTCAACATTGTTTGTGCTCCTGGATATCCAGAGTTAATTGATGAAATGGTTGCTTTAAATAACGATCGTCATAACACAGCTTTTATCATTGGCGACACTCCAATGAGACTAGCTCCTAATTCAATTGATATTATTAACTGGAGCAACAACACTAACGGTGACGGTCTAGCTACTGGAGATCCTTACTTAGCTGTGTATTACCCATGTGGTCAGACTGCTGACTTACAAGGTAACACAATTACTGTTCCTGCAAGTCATATGGCATTAAGAACAATGATCCACAATGACAATGTAGCGTATCAATGGTTTGCACCAGCTGGTACACGTAGAGGATTAGTTGACAATGCAAGCAGCATTGGTTACATTGATGCTGCCACTGGCGAGTTTAACTTTAACAGTATTCGTCAAGGTCTACGTGATACATTGTATGAAAACAAGATTAATCCAATTACAAGCTTACCTGGAATTGGTCTGTGTGTTTGGGGACAAAAAACACGTAACCCGACCGCAAGCAGCCTAGATCGTATTAACGTAGCTCGTTTAGTAAACTACATTCGTACAATCTTAGCTAGAGTAGGCGATGGATTCTTGTTTGAACCAAACGACAAGATTACAAGAGACCAAATTAAGAATATTATTAGCGGAGCAATTAACGACCTAGTAAGTAAGAGAGGTATTTACGACTATCTGGTTGTTTGCGACGAATCTAATAATACACCAACTCGTATCGCTAGAAACGAATTGTATGTTGATATTGCAATCGAACCAATGAAAGCAGTAGAATTTATTTACATACCAATTCGTTTAAAGAACCCAGGCGATATAGCAGCTGGTATATAATATAGGTACATTTTAGGGCGATCCGTCGCCCTAAAACCGTTATAACATAAGATAAATACCTGTAACAGGAGAAAATAATGGCAATAGCTTCACTAAACAAATTCACAGTACCGTTAGCAACCGATCAAAGTGCAAGCACTCAAGGTTTGTTAATGCCAAAGATGAAATATCGCTTTCGTGCGGTATTTGAAAACTTTGGCGTAAGCTCGGAAAAAGTTGAATTAACAAAACAAGTTAGTGATATTAGTCGTCCTAATGTAAACTTCAACCCATTCACAGTTCCCGTATACAACTCAACAGTTAATTTAATTGGTAAGCCAAGCTGGGAACCAGTAACAGTTAATTTAAGAGATGATGCTGGCGGTAATGTAAGCAAGTTAGTAGGCGAACAAATTCAGAAACAATTTGATTTTGCAGAACAAAGCAGTGCAAGTTCAGGCATCGACTACAAGTTTTTACTACGTTTTGAAATGCTAGATGGTGGTAACGGTGCAAACGCTCCTACAGTATTAGAAACTTGGGAATTGTATGGTGCATTTGTTAACCAAGTTAATTACGGCGAAATGAATTATGCCACAAGCGAACCAGCCATGATTAGTTTAACAATTACATACGACAATGCAGTACAAACACCAACAGGTACTGGTATCGG